ATACAATGTACCATTTTGATCAGTAAGTTCATATTCTGGAGTAGCAATACCAGAAGGACCAAGAGCTTGTGATATACCTCTTATTAACATTATTTTTTTTGCATAATCTGCTGCTTGATCTAATGAGATTTGTGCAGCTTCTGGATTGCTGTCATTAGCTAATCCTGCATACAACATAGCTTTATACACATCAATAGTTGTGTTTGCAAACTGTCTTTTAGCTTCATCACTTTCCTGTGAATAAGCTCTACCTATTTTTTGCAACCAAGATGGAAATGGTATTGCTGTTCTTCTTAACTCTGCAAATGTACTTACTCTTGGTGGAGCAAAATCACCAAATACAAGAGTTTGTAAAACACCTTCTTCTTTAAATAACTCTGATCCTTTTGCATTTATATAAGCTGCTGGTATCTGTATTGTTGGACCAAATCCTGGTAAAATACTTCCTACTATATTTAAAGAACTTAAATACACAGGCATATTTACATTTACTCCACCTTCTTCTAAATCTTTAAACATCCATTTTTGTAATATACCTTCACCAGGATAGCCAAATACTTCTTGTCCATTTTTAGGGTTTTTATAAAAAAAACCTTTTTGTCCTGTTTCATCAAATACAGGATTAGGTTTTCTACCTGCCTCTATTACTTGTTGTACTCTACGAGCAGGTCTGCCTGTTTCGGCATTTAGTAATCTAGCCCAAGTAGTAAAAATTTCTACATATGCTTCACCAAATGGAAATATTGATCTAGTTGCATTACCTAATCTTGATTTAGTTGAAATATCATAAAGTAAATTTTTAGTTTTATCTAAAGCATCAGCAGAAGCTATTTGATCAAATATTTTTACATCATTAATACCATCAGGATTACCTTTTGATTTAGTAATTTGTTTATATAATTGTTTTAATTCTTTAGGACCTTTTGCTAAACCAGCTTCATCTGCTTGTTTAATAATTGCTTGTAACACATCATCACTTGCAAACTTTGCATTTTGTGCAACGCTCTGCCAATAAAAAGATTTAAAAGCAGGTGCTCTTGATAATTTATTTGTAGGAACAGCCATTAAACCATTAAATAATTTATCAACAACAGCATTATATTTGTTTTCTATACCTTTTGTTATCTGTAATTCACCTCTAACTTTTGTTGGTAATAAATCATCAAACTCACTTAAAAATTCTTTTATTACTTTGTTTTGATTTGTAACAAGTCTTGATGATATTGCATTGTATGTATCTGTATCTAGTTCTCCTGCCCAGTATTTTGCTTTATCTACATCTGTAAGATTATCAAACTCTTTTTTTAAAAACCTTGCATCATCACTACCAATAAAATCTAGTAATCTTTTATCACCTCGTTGTTTAATCCAATTAACAGCTCTTACTGCATCATTAGCTTCTACTACACCACCAGCAGTAGCAGCTATGTTTGCATTAAGGTAATCTATAAACTCATCTGTTATATTTTTGTCAATACCTGCACCATTAAAAGGATGGCTTTTTGATGCTGTAACTTCTTGCACTTTTTTATTTAAAGCAGTTGATTGATCAAACACTTCATCTTTTAATGCTTTTAGTGCTGTTGCGTAATCTGTAGTGTCATCTATAGTTTGTACTTTTGCAAGTCTTTTACTTAATGGATCAAAATATAGTTGCATAACATTTCTAAATGCTGATTGACCCCATTCTTTATCTATACCTTTTTCAAGTATTTTCCAATCACTTGTCTTACCCCATTTTCTTCTTAAAGATTTTAACGCACCTACTTGTGTATTTAAGGCATCTGCCATAGCTGCATTGTTTTCAAAAGAACCTAGCAATCCTACTTCTGGGTAAAAGAAACCTTTTTCTTTTCTAAACATACTTGCAATAAAAGATAAAGGGTGATTTATACCTGATGCAACACCTGCTGTAATTAAACGTAATTGTTCCTCTAATATAACTCTTGTTGTCCAAGCAGGTCTAAGTAACACAAGAGGTTTCCATATGTTACTGTAGTAACTATCTAAAAATCTTGTTGTTGCTGCTCTCGGCAAGTTGTTTATAATATTTGCACCATACTTGCCTAATTTAGAATTTAATATTTTTGTAGCTTTGACTATTTCATTTGGGTTAGGTAAATATACTTCTGTTGCTAATTGTGTTGTAGTAGCAGGTCTTGCAAGAAAATCTGCTTCTATTCCGTATTGTTTTTTTAAAAAATCGTTTATAGGCAAAGCACTACCAGATGAATCTTGTACATATCTACCCATAACATCTCTTGCTTCATCTACATCATCTAAGTAACTAGAAAATACACTTGTTGATTCTTTAATCCATTGTTCTGTTCTACTACCTACTTCTGGTTTTAAAACATCTGTAAGCTCTACACGCATTGTGTTTTCTAATGTATCTACTAACAAATTGTTTACAGCAGTTACAGAATCTTTTTCATCTAATGCAACCATAGCTTTTGTTAAAAAATCTTTTTTAGTATCAGCATTTTTTGTAGCAAGGTTTATAAAACGATTTAGTTGCACCATAGCTCCATCTTTGTCTGATACAACTATGCGAGGACCATATGCTTTTTCCATAGCTTTTGTAAGCACATTACCTTCTTTAATTTTTTTAGGTACATAACCTTTTGTAACTTGTAGTAATGTTGCTTCATCTAATAAATCAGTAACAATATTATTTCCTACTTCATCAAAAGAACCAGGATTAGCTTTTTTAAGAGTATTTAATTCATTTAACAATGTATGACTTTTTATACCTTCTCTTGTACGAGATATTATTTCACTAGGATTATCTGCGTTTTCCCATAAAAACTCTTTAAATTTTCTACCATCATTACTTGCTAAAAATTGTTGTGTAGTAGGACCAAGTAATGTTTTTCTTACACCATTTACAAGTCCTGCTTGTTCAAAACCTTTTATTTGATTTACTGTTGCAAATACCTGTTTTCCTTTACGAAATAAACTTATACCTCGTGATGCAGCAACAGTAGGGTCTAAAAATAATTGTGCTGCTGCATCTATAACACCTGTAATAATGTTATATGCTTCTGTTCCTGGCTCAACTATTCTGTCAAAAGGTTTAAAGAAATATCTACCAATAGTAACTGTTGGGTCTAATCCTGCTTCTTTAAATTTTTCTGCTCGTTCTCCAACAAACTGTACACCTTGTTCTGCTCTTTGTCGTGCAAGTTGATATACATTTTGATCAAGAACGTTATTTAATACAAACTCTCTTGCTGCTTGTGGATCAGTACCATTTATAATTAAATTTTTATATTCATCAGTTTCTTCTATGTCTGTAATACCAGGAAGTATTCCTGTGCCTAGTTCTGCATCTAGCCCATCTTTAAGTAAAGCAGCACCTAGTCCTGTGTATGTATTTTTTCTAGCTTCTTCGTGTGATTGACCTTGTTGTCTTGCTTCTAAATATCTTACAAGTCTTGGTGCTCCACCTTCCCAAGCAGCTTGAAATCCTGCAAAAGCATATCTAAAAGGTTCTTTAATTTTTTCTTTTGTTTTTTCCCATAACGATTCTTTTAACTTATTGTTTTCGCCTTGTTTTGTAAAATAATCTTTTAGTAATATTTCTTGCACTTTAGGGTCATTAACATCTACACCTAATTTAGATAAACCAACTACAACAGATGGAGATAGGTTTGGATATTGTGTAACAAGATTAGAGGCATAATCTGCCTGTTCTTGTGTTACAGATACTTGTCTATTATATTTTCTTTTTGCCTGAACAACTTGGCTGTCATCATACAAGTCCTCATCATAAATACCATATGTGTTCATTGATCAATAAGGTTAAGTAAATAGCTATCACCTGTTAAGCGATACATCTCATAAATTATATCGTTTGTGTTTTCTAAAGGTTTAACTGGTGTTTGACCAGGACCAAATGGTAATCCTGATGTAACAGGTTCACTTGGTCTTTGTGTCTGTGCAAACACATCTACTTCTGGCATACGCCTACGCATAGGTTGTGCTTGTGGCAAAGTATCTTTTGGAAGTGGTGCAGCTTTTTGTTGTTCTGTTAATGCTTGTTGTTCACCATAAGCGACATCAGGCATTCTACGCACAGCTTGTGTATTGTCTTGATAGTTTCTTGCAGGTGGTGGTACATTTAAACCTCTATTACTAGGACTTCTCGTTGCCATCTTGCTCCTCATCATCATAATACATAAAAGTTGAACTGATAATCATATATCCAAAAGGAAATGTAAGTGGTGGCATTTGATCTGTAAACATTCTAGGTTGGAATACTTCTTCTTCTAATAAAATATCATCACCTAATTCATCTACATCATATAAAGAGTTATGTACAATATCTGCAAACTGTTTGTTTATACTCATTATCCACCTAAACCTTGTAATAACTGTGCTATGCCTGGTGGAGCACCCTGTGGTGGTAGGGAAGCTCCTCCAAGCAATTCTTGTTCTGCTTCAGGTATTGCAGGTTCTTCTGCTGTGTAAAACTTATCTAAAATACTTTGCATATTATCAGGCTGTTTTCTTATCTGTATAACAGCCATAGTTGCTTTAGGATCGCCTTGTTGTGCCTGTGCTAGTAAAGAATCAAATAAAACTTTCTCTGCTTTTTCTTTTGTAATTCTACTGTTTACAGTTGTAAGATTATCTAACCCATCAAGGTTTTCTTGTAGTGTTTGTGTGTCTATGATACCTGCCTGTAATAATTGCAGCCCTGTTACAATTTTTTGTGGCTCATCATATCCAGCCATAGCACCATAAACTCTGCGTGTTTTGTATGCTCCTTGTATATCTGTATTTGGGTCATACTTTTCACTAAAGAATTGATTGTTATAATAACCTGATAATTCTTTTGATGTACCACCATACATTTTTTGATCCCATTCTAATCTTTTAGCATCAATCATCTCTATAGCATCAGCCATAACTGTGTGATACTCTCTAATCATAAGTGACATACTTGCACCTAGTTCTTCTAATCCTCTACCTGTTGCAAAGCTAAGTGGGCTTTGTGAATCATCAGATACAGGATAAGAACCACCAACTCGTAGTTGTCGTTCTATTCTGTCTATTTGTTGAAAGATTTGATAAGGTACATTTGATGCAGGTTTACTTACTTGTGTTCCTGGAGCTAGATAGTTTACAGCAAATCTACCTTTACGATACTGTCCTGATTCTATCTCTCCAGATATGTTTGTTTCTGTAAATACTGCATCTTCCATAGCAATTATTGACATAACATTTATCTTTGCCATAGAAGCCATAAGTCCTATAATTTGGTCATACTGTCCTTGTAATCTGTCAAAAGCAAATTTCTTTGCAACAACAAATGCAGGACCACTATCTAATGGATTAGGTATAAAGTCAAGAATAGTTGCAGAAGTCATATGAAATATGTATGTACCTTCTTCGTTGTAATATTCTGCTATTAAATCACCTTCGCCATTTGAGTTAGCCCAACTACCATTGTAAGAATCTGTATAAGCAGAAGCATAAGCACTACCTATGCTTAATGGACTTACTTCATCTTTTTTCATAATTTTGTCTTTAAACTGTGGATATACTTTGACAAGCGATTCTTTAGGAACTCTGTTTACAATAGCCATTTCTTTTGGTTGTTGATCTGCACCAAAATAACCAGGAAAACAGTTATAAGGGTCACGAAGTTCTGCACAAGGATAAGGTGTACCATCAGGTCCTTTTTTTTCTCTAATAACCCATACAGCAAAACCATAACCAGGTAGCCATCTACCTACTTGTGGCATTTGTAAATCTAATTTTTGTGTATC